TGTAATAGTCGCAGGGGGGCTGTATTAAAAAATAAAAGAAACGCACAAACAAAAAGCGCACGCGCAAAAGCCATGCAACAAAAAACTGACAAAAACTTGAATTCAGAAAAGCAAAACGCTTTTTTATTGCCGATTGACATCCCCCGAGCCCCTCGCTTTCCTCTATCTGAAGCAAACCAGCCCGAACCAATCGGAACTGGCCAGGACTTGCCGAGATTGGAAAGCCCTGCCCATGATGCGGCGGGTTCGTTCGGGCCACAGGTGGGGGTGTGGGCAAAACAGCATTTAGACATTGATTTGATGCCGTGGCAGTTGCATTGTTTGAACGGTCAATTGGCTTATGACGAACAGGGTGATTTGTTGAATCGTGTTTCGTTGGTTTCTACGGCTAGGCAGAACGGGAAGTCCACGGCCCTGGCCGCCCTGGTTGGTTGGTGGCTCACGGAGATGCCAAAAATACGGGGACAGAAACAAATGGTTCTGACTACGGCAAACCGTCTTGACTTGGCGGTTACTTTGTTTGATTTGTTGGCTGATGTTTTGGAAGTTCGGTTTGGCGCGAAACTTACTAAGGCTTACGGGCGCAATGCGGTGCAAATGCCTGATGGTTCACGGTGGATTGTGCGCGCGGCGAAACCCAATGTTGGTCACGGTACTTCAAACGATTTAATCGTCGCAGATGAAATTTGGGATATTGGTGATGCTATTGACGGCGGTTTAATTCCGTCACAACGCGCCAGGCGTTCGCCCTTGCTGTCAATGTGGTCAACGGCGGGGTCAGAATCCAGCCTTGTTTTTAAAAGATGGAGAGAACAGGGCTTGCGCGCAATTGACAAAGGCGAAACCTCAACCTTTTATTTAGCCGAATGGTCACCTGACCCATCCTTAGATGTGAACCTAGAAAGCACCTGGGTGCATGGCAACCCCAGTTTGGGTTACACAATTTCAATGGAAACTTTGCGAAGCGAATCCATGAACCCAAACCGCGCCGAATTCTTGCGCGCATCATGCAACCTGTGGGTGGCCAGTGACCAGGGTTGGATTCCGCCAGGTATTTGGCCACAGTTGGAATACAAAGACATCATTCCTGAAGGCGGCTATTTAGGCATTGAAGTTTCGTTAGACGATTCACGATATTTTGGGGTGCGCGCTGTGCAGCTAGAGGATAGGCGCGTTGCAATAACCGTTGGTTTTGTTGCCGATTCTTACAATGACATGCTGGCTGAAGTTTCAAAGATTGCCGGGACTTCGGTCAAATTTCTAATTTCGCCAAGCATAGAAATCCATTGGCCTACGCAATATGACGCGCGAACTGAAACAGTTGGTTACGGGGAAATTGTGCGATACACCGCGGGCGTAAAAAACATGATTTTTGAAGGGATGTTGGTTCACGATGGTTCAAAACAATTAAGCGAACATGTTCAACGCGCCGTTGCCGTGAAAGCGGAATCCTCTATTGCTTTATCATCGGCTAGAAGTCCAGGGGAAATATCTTTGGCCCGTTGCATGGTTTGGACTGCCGCAATGGCAAGCCGCCCAACCATTGTTGGTAAACCCATGATTGCGTTTTCAACTCGCTAATGTGCATAGTGGCGTTGGGTCGTTTCTTACCTTTTGTCGGGATTGGATAAATCGCGGCCCAATGCCACCAAAAAACCGATAACTATGGGACACTAAAACATGGCGATTTTTAAAACCAAAATAACTAAAGCGGCAATTTCGCCGCAAGAACCTGCGCCAATTACTGCGGCGGCAGGTGGAAGTTATTATCAGGGCAACGGTTCAGGTGAACAATCAATCGGTGAATACTATTCGTACATCCAGGGCGATTTGCGTAACCGCGCAATGCGCGTTCCAACAATCAACAGGTCACGCGACCTAATCGCATCGGTAGTTGGCAACACGCCAATGAAAATGTACCGAAAGCGTTGGGATGAAGTTGAAGGCGAAATGACGGAAACCGAAATTGCGCCGCGCACCTGGGTTTCTCAACCTGACCCGCAACTGCCGTACTCAACTTTTTGGTCATGGGTACTTGACGATTTATTTTTTTTCGGTAGATGCTTTTTGTGGGTTAGTAGCAGAACTCAAGATGGCCTACCTGCGTCATTCACGCGCCTACCTGCCGCAATGGTCAACACGCTTGACATGTCAGGCCCAGTATTTGCGTTTGGTAAATCTGACCAAATCTATTTTCAGGGCGCACAAATACCTACCGAGGATGTAGTGCAAATCATTGGTGCAAACCAGGGCATTGTTTACCAGTCACCCCAGGTAATTGCTACTTCTCTAGCTTTAGAGGATGCGCGCTTACGCAATAGCAGTTCTGCAATGCCAGCAGGCGTTTTGCGAACCACTGGCGAACCACTATCCGCACAGGAACTTTCTGAACTTGCCCAGTCGTTTGAAAATGCTCGCCGCACAAACCAGGTTGCGGCCATCAATCAGTTTGTGGAATGGCAACCAACTGATGTTGACGCATCAAAAATGTTGTTATCTGAAGCCGCCGAATTTCAATCTAAGGAAGCGGCAAGAATGTGCAACATTCCGTTTTTCTTGAACGGAAACAGCGTTGGCAGTTACTCATATCAATCAAACCAGGGCGCACGCCAGGACTTGTATGTTTTTGCCGCCCGTTCATACATGTCAGTTATTGAGCAAACCATGAGCATGAATTCAATCTTGCCGCACGGAACTTGTGTCAAATTTGATGTTGACGATTACCTATCTGAAATTGTTGACGGTTTTGAGGAAAGTGACTATTCCGAAACCCCTGAAACAATGCCAACAATGAACCCAAATATGGAGTAAAACAGAACCATGATAAAATTTATTTCAACCGATTTAACTTTGGATGCGGCCGCCATTGAAGGTATGCCATCCCGTTCCGTTTCGGGTGTAGCCGTTCCCTATGGTGTAGCCGCAACCGTTTCTGATGGAACAAAAGTTATTTTTCAAAAAGGCAGTTTGCCAACAGGTGGGAAAGCCCCAAAAATTTATCTCAATCACAACAGTGAACAGGCCGTTGGCTTAATTTCGGAACGCGTAGATACTGAACAGGGCATGATGTTTACCGCCCGAATCAGTAAAACCGCGTTGGGTGACGAAGCCCTAACCCTGGCACTTGACGGCGTTATTGATTCGGTTTCGGTAGGCGTAAATCCAACCAAATACAAGATGCAAAAAGATGGCACAATGCTGGTTGAAATGGCCGATTGGATTGAACTTTCGCTGGTCACTGGCCGCCCCGCATTTTCGGGTGCAGTCATTACCGATGTAGCGGCCACCGAACCCGAAACAGAAAATGAAACCATCCCACAAGATGAGCAAGAAAAAGATATTATTCAAATAGAAGTTCTACAACAGGAGACAGAAACCATGAACGAAGTAACCCCAGTTGAAGCAGCAATTCCAACTTCCCCAGTTGTTTTTGCTGAAGCAAAACGCGAATTCCGTATGCCATCGGCAGCCGAATACCTCGCATCAATGCACATCGGTGGAAGCACATTTGCAAAAGTAAATGCCGCTTATCACGAAGCAGCACGAAAAGGCCAATCATCAATTGAAGCGGCTCTAGAACAAGATTTGACCACTGACACCCCAGGCCTTTTGCCTGTGCCAGTTCTTGGGCCTGTCTTTCAGAACTACAACTTCATGCGCCCAGTTGTTTCCGCATTTGGAACACGCGCAATGCCAAACGGTTCAGGTATTTCGTTCACGCGCCCTGTAATCCAGACATCAACATTGGCTGGAGTACAAGCAACGCAGGGAACAGTGCTTGCATCGCAGACAATGGTTTTGGACGCGAATTCGGTTAGCCGCCAAACCGTTGCTGGAACAATCCAAATCAGCCAACAGACAACCGATTTTACTTCGCCCGCCGCGATGAATGTAATCCTTAATGACCTTGCAGGCCAGTACATGAAAGCAACCGACAACATCGCGGCTGACTTCCTTGTTGCTAAAAAGCAGGCATCGGGTTACACCTGGACTGTCACCCCTGGAGACATTTCAACCCTTATCGCAGGAATTTACGGTTCGGCAGAAAACATTTCAGCAACTACCAACCTTTTCCCAACTCATCTTGTGTGTGCAGTTGATGTTTGGAAAAAACTAGGTAGCGCGGTTGACGATGTGAACCGACCAATTTTCCCTGCAATTGGCGCACCTGGCCTTGTCGGTCAGAACACGCTTGGTGCAGGTTCGGCCGCTTCATGGTCGGGAATGAATCCACTTGGTTTGGAAATCGTGGTTGACGGCAACTTGGCCAGCGGAACACTCTTAGTAGTTCACGCCCCAGCCGTAGAATTTTACGAAGCCCAGCAAGGGATGCGCAGTGTGGAAAATCCTGATATTTTGGCCCGCACATTCTCCTACTATGGCTATTTTGCAACCTTTGCACAGTACGCACAAGGCGGCTCATCGGCCAACAGCCAATTCATCCAGTCCATCACTGTTGCTTAGTAGGAAGGCGGCTTAACCGCCATGAGTACTTACAACATCACCAGCAAACTATTGATTGACAACTACGCCGTACTGCAAACACTTGAAAACAGTGAAATTGCAGTCGGCCAATCAATCACGGTTGCAGGACTAGGCGCACCATTTAACGGCACTTTTACGGTCTTGGCCCTGCCCGAGCATGAATTCATTGGTATTGATTCAACAACGGGTTTCCCGATGTTCAATGAGTTTGTGCAAAGGCAGAACCAAGTGCTGTTTGCTTGCACTGGCGCGAATGTCAATTACACATTTACAACCGCTGGAACAATTACTTATTCCCCAGTTTGTACCTGGATTGTCGCTAATGATATTTCCGACTGGTTGTATGTGGCCACCGCTACGGCGGCTGACCAAGCCTTTTTGACAATTTGCGCGGCCGCGGCAAACCAGTTTGCATTTAGACGCAGACAGGAAAGCGGATATTTTGACCTTTTAGGCACTGTGCCATCGCAGGATGTCAAACTGGGAACAATTATGTACGGTGGCGCGCTCTACCGTCAACGCGGTTCTGTAGATGCGTTCTCATCATTCAACGAAATGGGAAGCCAACCACCTGTTGCATTGTCTGCAATGGTCATGCAGTTGTTGGGTATTCAGCGCGCACAGGTTGCATAAATGCCAACCGCCTACACCGACCTACTGAATAAAGCTTTAGACAACCTTGCAACCGCGCTAACCGCTATATCGCCTGCAATCCCTATTGTGACCGACCCCAGGAACATCCAGGGCGCGTGCGCTTTTATCAACGCCCCAACATTTAGCACCCCGCTAATGAAAAACAAACGAATCCAGTTGACATTCCCAGTGCAACTTATTGTGCCTGGCCCATTCAACCTAGATGCACAACGAAAATTGCTAAACATGACCGCCCAACTATTGGGTGCAAATGTTGCCATCACTGACGGCCGCCCTACATCCCTAGAGATTGGCGGCGCGTTGTATCCTTGTTATGAAGTCATTGTCAATATGGAAGCGAGCAGTTTATGAAATATGTAATTCAGTCAATAAAAGTAGGCATAATTGGCGATGAATTTCAGCCAAATCCCGGTGAGAACATAAACATTCAAGCCCTGATTGATGGCGGTTTTATTTCAATTGAGGAATCCACCGACACCCCTAAAAAACCATCTACTATAAAGAAAACACCTAAGGAGTAACACGCTATGGCAACTACAACTTTTCTTTCCAATATCACAACCCTTACCGTTAATGCGGTGGATTTAAGCGACCAGGCCACTGCCATCATGTTCACTAATTCCCGTGAACAATTGGACAAAAGTACCCTGAAAGATACTTCCCGTTTGTACACGGGCGGCCTTTACAACAACGAATGTACGATGACATTGTTCCAGTCATATGCCGCAAGCGAAACATATGCGACACTTGCAGCACTTGTAGGAACTGCAACCACTGTTGTTGCAACCGTTACTGAAGGTGCAGTTACCAAAACTTTCACCCTTGCCAATTGCTATTTGGAATCAATGCCAGTAGTGAACGGTGCGTTGGGTGAATTGTCAACAGTAGATTTGACATTTACGGGCGGAACTTTTACCGCTGCATAATCATGGCCTAACGGCCCGACACGAAAGGCAAGTTAATGAAACTAAAAATGCAAGTCACGCCATCCCCTGGCGATGAACCAATTACGGTGACAACAAATTTGTTGTGCATCGCTGAATGGGAAAAATCAGAAAACCGCAAAGTATCTGACGGCCGCGGAATCGGCATCATGGACATGGTTTTTTGGGCTCACTTCATTCTTAAGCGAAGCAACCACAAACTAGAAGCAACACCGCAACTGTGGTTAGAAGCACACCCTGACATGGAAATTGAAACGGTGGACATGACAAACCCAAACCCTACGGTCGCGGCACTTACAGAAAGCAACTAGCAGAACTTCTAGTTTCAATCGGTTGGTGGCCGCCGCACATAGAGTTTGACACCCGTGACCTGCAAACAGTTATTAGTGTTTTGAATGAGCAGGCAAAAGAAAGGCGGCGCGGGTGAGTGTTGGTGTACAAGTTCAGGTTTACGGCGTAAAAGAAGCTTTAAAAGAAATCAACAAAATTAACCCTAAGTTGCGCCGCGAATTTACTAAGCGTTACAAGGAAATTGTTAAACC